AGTACCAGCGTATTTGAATTCCTTATAGCCTTGTTTTACGATTTGGTTCTCACTTGAAGTGCCACCGTTTAAGATAATAAAGGTTTCCCAATTATCAGCCCAACGACCATATGTAGATAGTTCATCAGAACTATGTTCCCTACTATATCTTACAACAGCGTGACCGAATTGGATTGCTTGTTGGATTGGAGATATGTTATAAGGTACAAACCCATACATTCTTAATTCTAAGTATTTATGAGGTTTTCTAGGTGTTGAGTTTTCTTTGTACTTACCGTTTTTCATGTAATCCTTAAACTCATCTAAGGTTATTGGTTTGGTCATGAAATCATCTCCACCATCCGTACCAATATCTAATGGTCGAATGTTATTTAACATACACCAAATGTAAAGTGTTTTACCTTCTTCCATTATCTTCTGGTGTCGTTTATGAATAGACCATCTTTAAGTCCTTTTTTCATCCAAGTGTTGAAAACTCCTTGCATGTTAAAAGGTAGTGGAAAGCCATCTATGTAGATAACATTTCCCACTACCTCTAATTCTTTACCCTTTTCAAGGTTAGCATCCTTTATTGGTGATGCATCCTGTTTTAATATGTAAACTCCGTCTTTAATCATTATTTAATTTATTTAAAGCAAATATACTCCTAATAAATTTAATAAACAAGGTTTTATCCTAAATTCTTTTTGATTAAGTCCAGTTCACCATTTGGTCTAACCCAATATGTAAATTCACCAATGGTTATTGCACAACGACTTTTACGCATGGGTTCATAAGGTATATGAACCCACATACCATCCTTATCCGTTTTAATAGATTTACCCTTTTTAGGTTTCTTAATTAATGGTATGTAAAAATCTTTACTCTCTAAAACTACCCCAGCTGGGTCATATTTAGTTATATTAGCTTTCATAATATTACAATTTTTCTTTCTCAAAGAAGTATGCTCTAGCCACTTCTGAGATAGATTTATTGATATCTTTTGGCTCAAAACCAGCCTCAGTAATCGCTACAATATCTTCTTCTAACGTATCTTTGATAACCATTCTAATGTAATCACCTAAAAACTTTCTTTCAGGTAAACCACCATTGATGGTATCACACGCTAAATCAAACATTTGTTGTAATCTACCACCAGTTACGATAGTATTTACCAAATCATGGATTCTAGTAATCCTTTCGCTATCAACAGGTTTAAGTGTTTTAACTTTAGACGCACCAGCATGTTTTTCACCCTTAACTTTGAATCTTAATTTAGACCCTTTGTAAGTGGTTGACCAAACAACACCTTCACCAATCCCTTCAACTCCAAACGCTTTTCCAACTGGACATAGTTTTTCAACTTCATCAGTTATTCTAGCCATTTCTTCTTGAGCCAAATCTGGCCTATTGAAATCGATTGTGATGTGGTATGAAAGATAATCACCAATATTATATACTCTATTATCAACATCCCTTAAGTAATCGAATTCCACGTAATATGAATCTGAACCATCTGCTGGGACAATCTTCACATCAATAATGAAAAATGACTTAGGAATCCCAGTAATAGCAACTCCTTTTTGGATGTTACCACCAGCCCATTCACCGAAAATAACAACTCCATCATCTTTTGAGACCTTTTTACCTTGAACATATCTAACATGCTCAATCAAGTCTAAAAATACTTGTTCATTACCCATTACGTAAGCAGCAAATCCAGCATTATCATTACCTACTGTGATGATATTACTTCTAGATTGCACCCAAAGAGGTACCTCAGAATCACCACCAGCACCCGCATTAGTTCCATGCAATTTAACGTACCCTCTAAACTCAAGGGTTGGTTTTGGTAATGTATTGTCATAGATAGCATTATCTAATTCATCCTTACCAGTATATGCACTCATCATTTGAATTTCTCTTACCACTTGTGGGTATTGCCCGATTTTCGGGAATTTACTCATTTTACTCATGATTTCTTTTATTTTTCTATTATTCTACTTACTAATTCATTATATGTATCGTTATCTATCTCTAACTTATTAAGCCATAGATTAAAATACTTATATAATTGACTACTCCTTTTATGACTATCATAATGATATATCAAGAAGTCTTTTTTATTCTGAACCTTATCGGCAATCAACATTTCGTTAACACCTACCAAAGGGCTTAATCTAATCTCATCAATTGATTCAATCTCTCGACTAGACAAGTATTCATTGGCTACTGACCTATATTCCATAACCATTATCAACACCTCACTGGAAACACCTGTAAGGTCCATACCAAAGTTATCATCTAACTCAGCATCACTTTGAAATATCGGATGTAGGCAATAAGCCTTTTTAGCCATATTTCCAGCACATAACGAATCTAAAACGATTAAACCCTCATCAATATGATTCATGTAAGGCACACCGCTTCTATTGGCCTCCTTACACTCATAATATTTGGATATTATTCTATACTCTACACTATCCATTATGCCAATGTCTTAGCCATGTTCTCAATTTCTTGTGCTGATTTTAATGAATCACAAGTATCTTTATCATCTCTTAACGCCACAACTGATGGGTGAAGAGTTGACCAGTTACCTCTAGAATCTTGAGATAATCCACTACATCTAATCTCTACAATAGTACCGATTAAATCATCAGCACGTTCTGTAATATCATCCATCATAGCCTCTTTCATTCCAGATGCATTGGTTTTTAATGTACCACAAGACGTTTCTAGATTGATAGTCGAGTAAACATCCTCATTCTTAGTACCCTTTTCTCCATACTCAAATCCAATAACTCTTAAGTCAATACTAATATCCAACTTCATTTTTATTTGCCAAGTTGGTTTACCGTTTTTCCAGCCAGCAATTGTTGATTTAAGGATTGTACCTTCTTCACCTCTTGCCAAGGCCATTTGGAAGTGCGCAATGGCTTCTTCGTATGTATAAACTATCTTGCTCTCAATCATGGTTACTTTCGTTACTGGAAGTACTTCTAATAACGTCACCAAGATACTTCTTCTTGTTTCATAAGGGATTACAGATTTGGTAGCGAAATAATCTTCGATTGTAATTCTATCCCAAACTGTAAACCTAATATTGTGTCTTGCTTGCGTATAAGAACCATGCTTCTTTTCGAATGCTTTTATCTTACCCTCAGTTACCTTATCAGTTCTTTCATCACGTTTCTTCTCAATGTCAACAATACTAGCTACAATTCCATTTGCAGTATAACGGTCTAAACCATCAATGGTTAACTCACCATTCAATACACCATCTGGGAACAATGCTAATTCTTGTAAGAACCTTGCATCACCAACATGAGTAATTTCACCTTGTCTAGATATCAATTCAACCTCACCATCTCTGATGATTGCATTGGCATATCTACCATCCATTTTGATATCACTACGAACAGGGTTACCATCGAATAATTTCTTTGCTAAATCTTCACTAAAAGACTTTGCCCCTTGATATGGAGTTTTCTCTATTAGTTTAGGAAATATTTTATTGATATTGGTTGTTCCCATACCAATCTTAGTACTCTTATCAATGATACGTTCAAGAACATATGCATCATCTGAATGTGAATTGGCTAATAACGCTCTTAAGTAATTAACCGCTGAACCACCAGTAATATCCCTATCTGAGAATGCTCTAACCTTAGTAACAATTTGCTCCATTGAGTATCCAGTGTTAGGGTTGTAACCTAAACTAACATAACTAGGGATTTGTTTGATGTTATACTTCATTCTAGGTGAATGTGCCAAATATAAAACCTCTTTAAGTAAGTCATTATCCTTATACTCCTTAAGTGCGGTCATCTTATCGTTAGTACCACTAATTGCTCCAATTTCGTCTAATATTCCTTTAATATTATTCATATATTTTATTTTTAAATTATATTACCACTTTTTATTTCGTTACATCTATCTCGTAATCGTTGTTCCCTTGTCATTTCTTTAATGATACCTCTTTTAACCTTGTCTTTAGACATATAACAACTCTCAATGTCATAATCTACTCTAAACACATATTCATTA